AAAAAACGCGATGAACTCAGCTAGCGCCAAGTTGCCATCACCAAACATCTTGCCGAATGCCACTGTGCCCGCGTTCTGCATTTGGGTGAGCGCTTTCGTGGTGGTCAGCGGTATTTTTTCAAACGCTGCCGCAATTTCGACGCTTTGTTCTTCAATGGCCTTCGATACTACTTGCGCCGTTAGCCTGCCGTCTGCCGCAAACTTTTTGAGCTCGCCGCGCGTGACGCCGATGGCCTTGGCTAGGTGCTCCATAAGGATTGGCGCGGCTTCTGACACCGCGTTAAATTCCTCGCCTCCCAGCCTCCCAGCGCCGAACGCTTGCGAGAGCTGAAGAATAGCGCTGCTCGATTCTTGCGCCGTGGCTCCGCTTACCGCCAATGATTTCGTGATGGTTTCAGTGATAAGCCCGACTTCGCCCGCAGTCTTGCCGAACGCTTTAAGCGAGCTGGTTAGCCGGGTGTAAAGCGTGACGGTTTCAGCAAGTCCCGCGTAGGTGCGCTGGCTGATTTCGTACACATCTTTTTCAGCCCTGACAAATTCCTCTGTGGATTTCGTCACGAGCTTGATCTTTGTTTGAAGCGCCGTATATTGCTCAGTGACGCCGATCAGCGCCTTGATGCCTTGCAGGCCCGCGAACGCCGCCACAAACGACACCGCCGCGCGCCTAGCGTCACTGATAGCGCTACCTGCGCGCCGCACGCGATCAGCAACGCGATCCACGCCTTCAATCGCGCCTGCCGCATCTGTTCGGATTTCGAGAAGGATCGTAGCCACTAGATTACTTCGCCGCGTTGAGCAATGGCTGCGCCGCGCGCTGCATTATGCGAACGGTCAAAAAAACGTCGGTTTGCTCGTCGGCTGGAACTTGGCGCTGCCGCATAACCGCCTCGATTTCCGTTGCAGGAAAGTGCGTGCGGATAATGGCCCCGCCCGCTGTTGCAACTAGCGACCATTCGCATTCTAAAAACACCATCAGGGCAGACATATTGCATTGGTAAACCCTCAAAATTGCCTTGCGCCTGCGCGCCTGTGGTGTTGCTGAAACCATACCTAGCGCCGCTAAATCCCCGGCGAGCGTGTCAGGCCCGCGCGGTTCCGGTTTATTAGGCCGCGCTAGATATCGTGCTATTTTTTTGCGTTTCTGGCCTTGCTGCCTCGATAGCCGCTAAAGAAGGCGTCCGAGACTGGCCCGCGAAACGAAAACGGGAAACTCTTAAACGCCCATTCTTTGCCGTCTTGCGGGCTTAGTTCTTTGTCATCCACTTGCACGCCGATAATGCCGAGCAATGTGGCGGCAATAACTTTGTCCTGGATCGCATCCATAGCGCCGATATCCACGCGGTCGGCTTCTTCGTCTTCCGAGTCACGGCGAATGTTTAGCAGCCCGTTCGTAGCCTTCTGCGCCTCGGCCTGTAATTCCTTAAATTCTGTTTCGTTCAAGCGCTTAAACACGCCGCGCAAAGTGCCGACAATTGGCACGCCTTCTGTGTTGATCGTCACGGTAAAATCGTGCGTAAACTTTTCGGTGATCTGTTCGCTTTTAATCTTTAGCATATGTCGCTCAAGTAAAGCGGGCGCGTGATTGCGCCCGCGTGGTGGTTAAACAGCAGCGGAAAACACAACGGTCATGCAATCGACTGTCGTGGTACCCGTCGAAGTAAATGGAATTTCCCAATGCGCAAGTTCGTCAACGCTGGTTAGCTTTGGAATGCCAAGCTGAGTGCCTTTGAGCGTCCAGGTTTGCAGTTCGCCGCCGCCATTGACCTTGACAATAAAATCACTAAGCGTGTTCGCCAGCGCCAAAACTTCAGGGTCAAAGTCTGATCGATACTCTTTCGTTATCGTCAAGGTGCCGCTTGGTGCATACAGCGTTTTCTGCCGTACCGAACGCTCGCGGCTGCCCTCGTAGATTTCAACCTCTGCGCCGGTGTCAATGTCAACGTTTGTGGCGTTTAGTTCGGTTGCGCCGATAAGAACCTGCATCGTTTCAGTCTCAAGCGCCACCGGGGCCTGAAAGCTGGTGAACGTCCCGCTTGGCGTGGACAAATCGACAATGACGGGCTCGCACACTGTGATCGCGATAGGCGAAGCGGCTAACAGCGTCACGAGTCCTGGCGCGGCTAGAACAATCGTCCCGCCGTTGGATACGTCAGCATCACCGGTGGCGACTAGATAGCTGGTTGTTTGCCCTGCAAAGCGTACATAGTCGCCCGCAAGAATCGTACCCGTTCCGGCGCTGGCGAGCGTGATCGTGGTAGCCGCTGCCGCATAGCCTGCGCTGTCGGTTGTTGCGCCGGATGCCGTACCTTTGACCGGTGGCAGGCCAAGGATTTCAAAATCGGCCTTGGAATAGTCGCGGATTTTGAACGTCAGCTTCTTGAGCACGCCGCGCGCGTCGATGCCTGTTACGGCCTGCCCGCTGTCATATCCGCGAATCGTGACCATTTCGTGACCGGTGGTTACTAGTGCGTAGGTTGCGCTAGTTCCGCCGCTTAGGGTCTGGCTGAATCCGCAGGCGCGAAGCATTGGGCCAATTGGCGCAGCGCTGCCGATGGTTGAATTGCCGCGCAACTCCATGCCGCCCGCAAACATTGCGCGCCGCTTGACATTGAGGAACGGCTTGCCGCCGTGCCCGGCAATGTCGATGGTTCGCTCGAGCTTGCCGGTTTCAAAGCTGAATTTACCATCAAGAATTAACTGGCTATGCGTTGCCGCTACCAGGGTGGTTGGCGTGCCCGCTACCGCTTGAATTGCGGCTAGGCAAAGCCGTTGGTTACTCGTTTGGTAATCAGTTGCCATCGTCTGGGGCCTTTACTTGGAGCTTAGATGCCGCTTGCGCGGGCTTTTGTTTGGGTGCTGCTGCTAGCGCTTCGGCTTCCGCTTCGGTCACTGTTCGACCGTCGGGAAGCACGACATAAGCGCCGCCGTGTGTGTTGCTCATGTGGTGTACCTTTGGTGATAGGCCGTTTGAAACTCGCATTTGATCCAGATGGTTTGTTCGTCTAGCCCGCTGATAGCGCTGCCAACAAATTCGACCGCGTAATTAGTTCCCGTTGCGCCAGTGATACGCCAGCCACAAAGCGCCTCGCGAACCTTGTTTTCTATCGTCGTTAACGCCTGATCCTGATCCGTGAAACTCAGGTCAAAATCAGGCGCGAACGCTAGACAAACGGCAAAATTGACGGTGATCTTGTTGCTTGCGACCATGCTTGCGGGCTGCACGCCCGACGCGCGTTCCGTGGCTCGCACCACGTAAGCGGCTGGGCATTGCTTCGGCGGCTTGCGTAGGGCAAGCGCGTATTCCAGCACTCCCCCGACGGTCAGCAACTCCGGCACCTGCGCAGTCAATCGCGCAAGTACCGGCGTTACATCAAGCGGCCCCAGGACGGACACTGATTAGCCGATCAGGATTGCGGTGTGTTCGGGCTTGATGTTTTTGACGCCCCAAGCCAAGCTGACTTCATAGCGAACCATGCGCTGCCCCGGATACACTGCGACCTCGAAACTTAGGCCGCTGCGTGGGTCGGTTAGGGTCATCACGTCAAGCGCCATATCGCCTTCAACTGGGCGTTCTGGCAGCCGTGTTGCAAGGTAGATCGCCGAGCGGTTAAACACCAGGTTACGCGGGCAGGCTGCGATTACGGTGATGGCTTTAGTGGCCGCCGACATTGCAACGCGTAAGCCAGGTGCGCCGATAATCAGCGTCCCGGCGTTGGCGAGAGTTCCGCCTACGATCACGTATTTGTTGGTATCGCCTGCGAAGGTAACGATGTCGCCGACTACGAGCGCACAGGCCGCCGCGCTAAGCGTCAAAGTCGTGGTTCCAACTGCATAGCCGGTGGCGTCGACGGTAGCGGTTACGGTGCCCGCCACGCTGGTAACGATTTGCCCAGACTCACGAAGCGCGCAGCCTGCGGTATCAACTAAAACGCCCTGGCGTAGAATTGAATCTGTGCCTTGTTGATTTGCCGCTGATTGCTTGCCGATAAATTGCGCGCCGGCTGCGGTGTTCATCACGCACTGGTTATCTTGCAACGGCGAGCCGTTATCCTTGAGGATTTGCAGCGTGCGGCTGAGGTCCGTGAAATCGTTAACG